GGGCTATCACCAAATGAGTTCGAAAGTGCCGAAGACATTTTGACGATACTGGAGATTTTGGAAAGGCGGGCAAATGGCAACTGAAGCAATCAGTTATGACAAAGCCGAATTGCGCGCCATTCTTCGGTCGTTCAAAGCAATGGACGAAGAAGCAACGCAACAGGCAAAAGAAGTCACCAGCGAATTGGCTGACTATGTCCGCACCAAAGTCATTGCCACGTCAAAGCAAGCAAATAATCGCGCCGCGGCTAGAATCGCCGAAGGTTCAAAAGTTCGGAAGTCGTCAAAGATCGGTGAAATTTCATTTGGTTTTGCTGCCCAAAAATTAAGTGGTGGCGGTTCGACCCAACAGGTTTGGGGCGGTTATGAATTCGGTTCAAATCGTTTCAAGCAATTTCCAGTGTGGTCAGGTCGCGAAGGTCGAGGGTCACGCGGTTGGTTTATCTATCCCACCCTTCGAAGCGTCCAACCCGACATTGTAAAAAAGTGGGAAGAAGCATTTTCAAAGATAGTTAGGAAGTACGCATAATGGCTGGTTTAAGCCGTACCCTGAAACTGTCAATCCTGGGCGACGTTGACGGATTAAATAAATCGCTCAAAACCGCGTCCAGTGATGTTGATTCATTTGGTGACAAGATTGGCAAGGCTGGCATAGCAATTGGCAAGGCATTTGCCGCAGCTGCTGCCGCTGCTGGGGCTGCTGCGATCGCAATCGGTATCGAAGGTGTAAAGGCTGCAATAGCCGACGAAAAAGCACAAACACAATTGGCATTGGCGTTGGAAAACGCAACAGGCGCAACCCAGGCACAAATCAAGGCAACCGAAGATTCAATTCTTCAAATGTCATTGGCAACGGGTGTTGCTGACGACGAATTGCGCCCAGCATTGGGTCGCTTGGTTCGATCAACTGGCGACATCACAAAGGCGCAAGATTTACTTTCAACCGCCCTGGACGTAAGCGCGGCAACGGGCAAGCCAGTCGAAGCAATTGCCAATTCACTTGCTAAGGCATACGACGGCAACACCGCTGCCCTGGGCAAATTAGGCGTTGGATTATCTACCGCCGAATTGAAAACAATGTCATTTGAACAGGTGCAAGGTCGTTTGACTGAATTGTTTGGTGGCGCAGCCGCTGCGAACGCGAACACCTACGCGGGACAGATAGCCCGTGTTCAGGTTGCATTTGACGAAGCAAAGGAAACATTGGGCACGGCGTTGCTTCCAATCCTTGACAAATTGTTGAAGTTCATCAATGAAAACGCATTGCCAGCAATCCAGGCATTTTCAGCAGCCTTCAGCCTGACCGAAGGTGACGGGTTCGGCAAGGTAATCACCGACGTGGGCACAACATTGAAAAAAACATTCACACCAATCATTGAAGGCGTAAAGTCCGTGTTTGACAATGTCAAAACTGCCGTCATGAATAGCAAAGACGAATTCAAAGCATTTTGGGACGTGGTCAAATTCATTGCGCCGTTGGTTGGCAAGGCAATTGGCGATTCATTAAAGGTCGTTGGCGACATTGCCGAATTGGTTATCACCATTATTGCCAAAGTTTTGGGTGCAATCAAACCATTGCTCAACACCGCTATTGACGGTATCAACGCAATAATCAAGGGTTATAACGCGGTTCAATGGGGCAAGGACGTGCCCTACATTCCGAAGATCGGTGGCGGTTCAGGTTCAACGACCACCGGTGCATTGGGTAATTTTTCAATGTCCACTGGTTCAACCATGACAACAACTGGGGTCACAACAGTTCCCAGCGGTGTCACAACAGGCGGGACGACAACGGGCACAACAACCGCGGCGGGAATTGCGACCGCAGCGCGGGTCGCAGCTGCTGCGTCAAACAACATTGTTTCAGGCAATTTCAACCCTGGTTCATTCCGTATGGCTGACGCGGCTTCAATGGGCACAACAATCAATTTGACCGTGACTGGTGCATTTGACCGTGAAGGTACTGCACGAACAATTGTTGAAACCCTAAATGATTCCTTCTACCGCGGCACAGGCGGCGCAAATAGCCTGCAATTCGCATGACGCAATGGTCGCCAATTTGGTTGGTTGAAATTGACGGGGTCGAATACACAGACGCGGTTTTGGCAAATTTAACAATTCGCAGCGGTCGAACAAACATTTACGAACAGGCACAGGCGGGTTATGTCAACCTTCAATTGCTAGACGTAAATCAAACTGCAATTCCAGTTTCAATCAATTCAACAATCGGCGTTTCAATCAAAAACACGTCAGGGACATTCGTTGCCATTTTCGGCGGCAACGTCGTTGACATTGGTTTGGAAGTTCGCGACGTGGGAACAACCATGTTCACGCAGACTTATTCGATCACCGCATTAAGTGCATTGGCACGTTTGCCAAAAGTCATTTACACCGACGCACTTGCCCGCGATTTTGACGGCGATCAGATTTTTGAAGTTTTGCAATCAGTTTTGTTTGGTTCATGGGCTTCAGTGCCAGGGGCGTTGACTTGGGCAACCTATAACCCGACAACAACCTGGGCAAATGCCCAAAACACAGGTTTGGGCGAAATCGATCGTCCAGGCAATTATGACCTTGCAGCGCGTGGCAGTGGACAAGATCCAATTGACGTTTATTCGCTTGTTTCAGCATTGGCAACGTCAGGGCTGGGCTATTTGTACGAGGACGCACAGGGACGAATTAACTATGCCGATTCAACCCACCGCACTAATTATCTTGCGGCAAACGGTTATGTCGACCTTGACGCAAATCAAGCACGCGCCGCAGGACTTAGAATTCAAACCCGTGTGGGTGACGTTCGAAATGCAATAACAATCAAATACGGGACAACCAGTCAAAACGACGTGTCTGACAGTGACCCAGCGTCAATCGCGCTTTATGGCAACCTTGCACAAATTATTACAACGACACTGCACGACGCAGCTGACGCCAACGCGCAGGCGGCGTTCTATTTGTCATTGCGTGCCAATCCACAACCAATTTTCAGCGAAATTTCGTTTGACCTGACAAACCCTGAAATTGACAATGCTGACCGTGACGCATTGATCAACATTTTCATGGGTGAAGCCATTTCGTTAAATAACCTACCGCTGAACATGTCGTCGGGTACGTTTCAGGGCTTCGTCGAAGGCTGGTCGTTTCAAGCCGCCTATAACCGTTTGAGCGTTACATTGTTGTTGTCGCCATTGGCTTATTCATTGCAGGCAATGCGTTGGAATGACGTGCCAATAACTGAAAAATGGAACACCGTGTCGCCGACATTGACGTGGGAATCTGCCACAATAGTGGCGTAGAAAAGGAGAAAAAATGGCAAACCCGACAACCAATTATGGTTTCGTGCTTCCAACGTCGACTGACTTGGTCACAGACCTGCCAGCGGATTTTGACGTTGCGTTGCAGGGCGTTGATACACGCCTGAAGGCATTACAACCAGGCACGACGCTTGGCGACCTTGCCTATTCGTCAGCAACTGCCAACACAAACACCCGTTTGCCTGTTGGAACCAATGGTCAATTGCTTACAGTTTCAGGGGGTGTTCCCGCGTGGGCAACAATTGCAACTGGTTCAACCTTTAGCGGTTGCAGCGTCAGTAAAAGCGCAGCACAAACGCTGGCAAGTAATACGGCAACCGTCATAACTTTCGACACGGAATTGTTTGATGTTGACGGTTATCACAGCAATGTAACAAATAATTCACGAATGACAATTCCAACTGGAAAAGCAGGTTATTTTTTCCTTTATGCAAAATTCCGTTTGGACGCAGGTGGATCAACTGGCGGTTTTGAACTAAGAATTTTAAAAAATGGAACTGCGATTTCGACACTTTTCTCAGCCAGTCCCGCTTCAATTGCGGTCACGGGTGGTCAAATTTCACAAGTCGTTAATGGTGCCGTTGGCGATTATTTTGAAATTGATGTCAGACAACAGACAACAGGAAATCAAGACATGCCTGGCGGAGCAACAAACGCGCAATTCATGATCAGTTATTTAGGAGCCTAAATGTTAAAATTTGATAAGCCGCAAAATCTTAATGGTTTTGAACTTTTGGCAGAATTAAAGTCAGAAGGTGTGAAAGTCATTGAACCTTTAGTCATTGACGGCAACGGTGATTTTTGGATCAATGTTTCGCAATCCGACGCTGAAAAAACGGCAACAATAGTGGCTGCACACAATGGAACAATCGTAGCGTCCGAAATAAGCATTGCTGACAGGTTGGCAAATGTTGGACTTTCAATTGAAGAGTTAAAAGCGGCATTGTCATGACTTATCCTGACGGTACAAATGCACGGTTGATCGAAGTCGCAGCAGCTGAAGTCGGCACGGTCGAAGAAGGCAACAACCTGACAAAATACGGCAAATTTACAAAGGCAGACGGTTTGCCGTGGTGCGGTTCATTTGTCAATTGGTGTGCAGCCCAGGCAGGTGTCAAGATTCATTCAGTCGTGTCAACCGCGCAAGGCGCACACCGATTCAAAGAAATGCAACGGTGGTCAGGTATGCCGCAATTAGGCTATTTGGCATTCATGGATTTTCCACATGACGGCGTTGACCGCATTTCACACATTGGAATTGTTGTCGGACTTATTGACACAAAAACATGTTTGACGATCGAGGGCAACACCAGCGGGACAGGCGACCAGCGCAATGGCGGCATGGTAATGGTGAAGGTTCGGTCATACGGTGAAGGCAAGGAAATCGTCGGTTTCGGCATTCCAAAGTTTGTGCCGTATAAGGGCGAATTTCCAAAAATCGAAATACCAACAATGGCAGCGAAGCCAAAGAAGGAGAAAACCAAATGGACAAAACCAAAGCCCTGATCGCGTCATGGGCGCGTTCATTCATGGCGGCAACACTTGCGCTATACCTTGCAGGTGTGACAGACCCAAAAACCCTTGCAATGGGTGGGGTCGCAGCCGTTGCGCCAGTGATCTTGCGCTGGCTTAATCCAAACGACAAAGCCTTCGGTTCTACGGGGAAGTGAGCCGACGATTCGCAGCGGCTGGGTTGGTTTGGGCACTTGCACTAACCCAGTCCGCTTGCGGGTATCAGGG